TAATAATATAATAATATAATAATATAATAATATAATAATATAATAATATAATAATATAATAATATAATAGGGTATCACAAAAATGTTAATTTGTCAATAGATTTTTTAAAAAAATTTGTGAACATTTTGTTAATTATTTTTAATCTAATTTTTTATAAAAATGTGTTGACAAAAATTAAAATTTATGGTATAATAATAATACATTTTGAAATGGGGTGTAAGAATGAAAGAAGAAGACATTGTAGACTTACCATTATATGATTTATTTAAATTTCTTGCGGCAAAAAATGCAGGAGAGGTTTTAATAATTAGAGGTATCTTTACAAAAGCGCAAGATGCTATGTTATCTAGTGCTGATAAATTTTTAAAGAAACTTTCCGAGGAAAGCGAAAAAGAGAATTATGAAGTTAACTTATCAATGGCTATCCAATGCTATGCACAGGCATTGTTCATAGGTGAAAAAATAGAATTGTGTGATAAGGTAAGTTACGATTTAACACCAGAATGCTTTAAAGGTGTTGACAATTAATTAAAAGTGTGGTATAATGTAATAAAAATTGCAAAGTTGGTGGTAGAATGAATAAAGAATTAGCTTTAGAACAAATTGATGCTTGTATCTTAATGCTTGAACAGATTAAGTCATCCATAACAGGTGCGGGTGATAGCACTCCTAAACAGTTTTGGGTTGATTCCGATGGAGTTCAGCATTTTGAAAAAGACCCATACTTACTTGACGGAGATGTTTTTTGCTGTGGCGAGCGTTGTAGGGTAGATAACGATAAATATATCTGTCAAGTATGTGGGTCAAAATATAGATGTGAATAGAGGTGGTTTTATTAAGAAGCTAATAAGTGTTTCAATAACACTACTTCTGATGCTCTTTTTGGTTCTGCCAATAGACAAATCAAATTCAACACCAAGAGTTGATGCTTCGGAAATAAAAGTAGAGTATGAACTTAAACCGCCAAAAATTATTTCTTACGATATGTTAGCAACAGCTTATACAGCGGCAGAAGATGAATGTGGAAGACCTTCTTGGCACCCAGATTACGGCAGAACTGCTTCTGGTGAATTTGTAAGAGAGGGAATTATAGCCGCAGATACAAGCGTGTTGCCCATGCACAGCAGGGTTTATATTATTGCTGGTGAATACAGTGGTTACTACGAGGTTAAAGATACTGGTGGAGCTATTGTAGGCAATAGAATAGATATTTATTTTCCAACAAAAGCGCAGGCATATAAATTCGGTAGAAGAAATGTTACTGTGCAGTTGATAAAGGAGCAGTAAATGCAGAGATTTGAAAGAATTTACAAAGATGCAAAATTGCCGACAAGAAAGACGGCAAGAAGTGCTGGTTATGATATGTACTGTTATAGGGATACAGAAATTCCTCCTGTTTATTCTTTAAAAGATGGACAAGTAAGAATTTCTCTTACGCCTACTTTAGTGTCATTGGGAGTAAAAGCAAGGCTTGAATCAGATAAATTTTTACTTATGGCACCAAGAAGTTCTTTGTGCAAAAGAAACCTCGCATTAGGCAACACAGTAGGTGTTATAGATGCTGATTATTTTGGCAATAAAACAAATGATGGAGAGATTTTTGCGGCAGTCATAAATTTTGGAGATGAGCCTGTAGTATTAAAAGCAGGTGAAAGAATTGTTCAAGGAATTATTTCATCATATGATAAAGTAGATTATGATGATACAACAGATGAACGTGCTGGTGGTTTTGGTTCTACAGGAAATTAAAAAATAATACTTGACAAAAAGAAAAAAGTGTGTTATAATATATACATAATAAAAAACAAAGGAGAATTCGAATGGATAAGATTAAGTATGTAGTAAACAAAGAAAAAGGAACAGTAACTGCTATTGCAACTAATTGTCGTGGAGATGTTGTACGCAAAACAAATAAACTTGCAAAAGGTGCAGGTGCTTGGTATACTTTTGATGCTTCTGTAATTCCTGATACATTGAGTGCAACAACAAGAGTTCATGGAGCAGATGTGTTTGACGAAGAAAAAGGCAAAGCATTGGCTCGAAAAAAATTGCTTTTAAAATACCATAAAGAAAGCTTGAAATCATTGCGTTCTTGCTTGCGGGCTCATGCAAGACTTATGTTATCTCTTGATACACTTTACAATAAAGAATGCGAGAAGGTAGCAAGCTATAAACAAGAATGGGAAACTCTTAAAAAAGGGTGACTATAGATTAGGTTATTGCTTATCCTATGCTCCATAGACGTAGCTAGAGCAGAAAGCGAAAGGGCGAATTAACCAGCGATAAAGGTTACTACGAGATGAAGGTTATGCACTGACCTTATTCGATACCCTCCCGCTATCAGGGTGTTGATTTACAGTGCTTGAATCACTAAACAAAAAAACAGATGTGACCGCTACAGCTTACCAGGCTGGTGGTCTATGGAGGATTAGCCTAATGGTAAGGCATCAGTCTTGAAAACTGACGTGCGATTAAAGTCGTTTGTGGGTTCGAGTCCCATGTCCTCCTCCACATGAGTCAGTGTATTCTTGGGGTAAGGAAACGGTCTGCAAAACCGTTAAAATTCACGGTTCAACTCCGTGCTGACTCTCCAATAAAAAATAATGCTTGACAAATACACAAAAGTGTGATATAATATATATATAGTGCGGTAATAGTTTAAGGGTAAAACTTTAGCCTTCCAAGCTAATGTTACGAGTTCGATTCTCGTTTACCGCTCCAATGGGCTGTTAGTTTAACGGTAGAACAGTGGTCTCCAAAACCATTAATGGGGGTTCGATTCCTTCACGGCTCGCCATACTTAGGTAGTTCAATGGTAGAATCCCGCTCTGTTAAAGCGGTAGTTGTTGGTTCGAGTCCAACCCTAAGTGCCAATGGAGGGTTAAGTCAACGGTAGACTAGGCAACTTATAATTGCTTAATATTGGTTCGATTCCAGTACCCTCAACCAATCTTTGTGTGGCGCAGTTTGGTAGCGCATTCGCTTTGGGAGCGAAGGGTCGCAGGTTCAAATCCTGCCACAAAGACCAAAGACTATAAAAGGATAGGGCACTCCCTAGCGCAAAGTGGAGGATGCGGATTTCCGCTGTCATAATGGCATCGTCTAAAAAAATCCTTTTAATTTGCCAGAGTAAAGCTAGCAAATGCTCTGGCATTAGATTAGATTGCGGGTGGGAGGCAAGGTGTTCTCGCAAGCCTCATAAGCTTGTTTAAGGTGGGTTCGATTCCCATACCCGCTCCCAAATAAAAAGTTTTAGCTTGGGCGTAAGCTCTGGGGCTACCGTAGATGGGGACATTTCCCCATCACTTAATGTGAATATAGCTCAGTTGGGAGAGCACCTGACTTTTAATCAGGGTGTCGGTGGTTCGATTCCTCCTATTCACACCAATTAATAATGCAGGGGTTGCATAGTTGGCGATTGCACCAGACTGTAAATCTGGCACGTAAGATACATCGTAGGTTCGACTCCTACTCCCTGCACCATATTTCCCATTAGCTCAATGGACAGAGCACAGGTCTTTAAAGATAGGAGCGTTCATGTGGAACATTAAGAAAATTGTAAGTAAAGGTGATTATTTATATGCTTTAGTTCCTGAACATCCAAAAGCAACTAAGAATGGTTACGTTCTTTTACATAGGATTGTTATGGAAAATCATCTTGGTCGGTTACTTAATGCGAATGAAGTTGTACATCATAAAAATTTGAATAAGAAAGATAACAACATCAAAAATTTAGAAATTTTGTCTATAAGAGAGCATGCTAAAAAACATGGATTAAAACTAAAGAAACACATGGTTTTGTTAAAATGTCCTTGTTGCAAGAAAGTGTTCTCGCTAGCTCGAAATAAATCTTTTTTAGTAAAGAAGACAAAATATAATTGTAACTGTTGTAGTTGTTCTTGTAGAGGTAAATTAACAAAAATGATACAGCTTCAAGGAGTAACACTTGAACTGGAAGATGCTATATCGGAGAATCTCTTAACGGAATATTTGCTAAACAAAGCCGAAGACAACTCCGAGGAAACCTTCTTACAAGGGGTTCTGTAGAGACTATACGCATCTTACCTGAAATGGTAAAGAAATAGTCCAGACTACAACACATATGTGGCTATAGAAATATAGAGTAGTAAGCTAAACCTTGTGTGCAGGTTCGATTCCTGCATGGGAAACCAAATAGATTATAATAGCTTGGGGGTTAAAATAAAATAGTGAGTCTAGATAACCATTAGTGACTTAGGGCGCATTAAGTTGGGTCAGCAACAGAAAAATCTGACACATTGGTCTGCTAGGGACTTTAAAAAACTCACGCCTTTTGTTCATAGAGATAGAAGTTAGCCATTGATAGTATATATTTAACTGTATAAGTATATGCCGAGGCTTTATCAGTTCGCACTGAGCTAATTTACAGCTAGGTATAGAGCCGAAGAAGAAAGTGCCAACCAAGCCATTTTATATACTAGGACTAAAGGGTAGAACGGTCAGCTACCGCCACAGAGAAGCTCTGGTAGGAGATGCTGGGTTGACAGCCAGCTTAGTTCTTATTTGCCAGATAGTGTAATGGTAACACAGCAGACCTTGACTCTGTTAAGTGTAGGTTCGAGTCCTACTCTGGCATCCATATTGAAGCATAATACAAGGGTTAGTATGCTGTGCTGATAACGCAGAAATGATGGTTCAACTCCATCTGCTTCAACCATGTCCTATTACCCCAATCGGCAGAGGGAACGGACTTAAAATCCGTATAGTCTCAGTTCGAATCTGAGATAGGACACCAAAATGGCATATTAGTCTAATGGCTAGGACACAACACTTTCAATGTTGGGATGGCGAGTTCAATTCTCCCATATGTCACCATACATGCCTTTAGCTTAGTTGGTTAAAGCGGCTGGTTGAAGCCCAGCAGAGTCCGTTCGATTCGGAGAGGCATACCATGCTAGTGTAGCTCAATAGGTAGAGCAACGGCTTTGTAAGCCGTGGGTTGCGGGTTCAATTCCTGCCACTAGCTCCATTTTAAAAATTGAATAGTTAGGGAAAGCCCTAGCTATTTTTGTTTATATGCAATAAACTTTATAAAAAACACTGTTATAACTGTAAAAAACAAAATAATTTATTTGCAAAGGAAGTGTTTGTTATAAGGAGTGTTCAAAGTGATTACTAAGGTGAAAAAGCGGGATGGAAGAATTGTAGATTATGATTCTTCTAAAATTGTTAATGCGATTCTAAAAGCTTTTAAAAGTTTAGGAATGTTAGAAGGAAAAGAAGTAAGGTTAGCAAACAAGATAGAATCTAAAATTAAAGAGACAGCAGAAAGTATTCCAGAAGTTGAATTTATTCAAGATATGATTGAAAAAGAGTTAATGGCATCAAATTTTAAAAATGTAGCGAAAGAGTTTATTTTATATAGGGAAAAAAGAAATAGAGAGCGGGAAAGAGATTCTGCGTTAAGAAAAGAAATATTAAGTAAAATAGAATGTACAAATGTGATGAATCAAAATGCAAATGTAGATGAAGAAAGTTTTGGTGGCAGAAAATTTGAAAGTGCCGCAGTAATACATAAAGATATTGCGTTAAATGATTTAATGTCAAGTGAGGTAGCGAAAGCACATAAAGAGGCAAGAATCTATATTCACGATTTAGATAGTTATAGTGTTGGGATGAGCAACTGCTTGTTTTCGGATTTAGTACCGCTATTGACAAATGGTTTTATTACAAGAAATGGTGATGTAAGAGGGGCAGGAAGCTTTAGCACTGCTTGCCAATTAGTAGCTGTAATATTTCAGGCTCAAAGCCAATGTCAGTTTGGTGGAATAGCTTCTGCACATATAGATAGAGATTTAGCACCATTTGTAAAAAAGAGTTTTGTAAAACATTTCAAAAATGGTATGAAATATGTAGAGCAAAAAGAAATAGATAAAGAATTGGAATATTTTTTAGGCTTTTTAAAAAACAATGAAGAGAATATACATATAGATAATGATGTCTTTAAGAAATATGAAAAGGCATATGAATACGCAAATGCTATGTTAGAGCTTGAAGGAAAACAGAGTACAGAAGCAATGTATCATAATTTAAACACCTTAGAGAGTCGCCCAGGTAGCCAATTACCTTTTACCTCAATTAATTATGGTTTAGATATAACACCAGAAGGAAGATTAGTAACAAAATGGTTATTAAATGCTTCTATTGAGGGGATAGGCAAAAATCATTTAACCCCAATTTTTCCAATAAGTATTTTTCAATACAAAAAAGGGGTTAATGATAGAGAGGGAACTCCTAATTATGATTTAAAAAAATTAGCCATAAAGAGTTTAAGTAAAAGGATATATCCAAACATTGTAAATTGTGATTGGAGTAAAAATCCTGCTTCAAACATTGATGAAGAAATGGCTACAATGGGTAAGTGGAACTTAGCCCATTTAAAACCCTTTGAACGCCGTCAGGCGGTGTGACCAGTAGGTTGCTAACGGTTAGGACTCTTTGAGTTGAGACCGTGCTAAGGTTCATATATTACGTAAATCTGGTGATAAGATGTGGGTTTATAAAATAACTAATATTCAAAATGGAAAAGTTTATATTGGGCAGACAATAAGACCTGTGCAGGATAGGTTTCATAGACATATTACTGATAGTTTAAGTGGAAAACTTGATACTAAATTTGCAAGAGCCATTAGAAAATATGGAAAAAATTTGTTTTGTTATGAAATTATTGATACTGCGAAAACACAAGAGGAGCTAACAGAAAAAGAGATTTTTTGGATAAATTTTTTCAGCAGTGTTGCTTTGGGTTATAATGAAGTTGATGTTGCGTCTAAATGTGGGGGAAATACTTATAAAAATAAGAATTCTAAAGAATTAGAAGTTATAAAAGAGAAAATAAGAAAAACTAAGTTAGGTGCTAAAAATCCAAATGCTCGTAAAGTGAAAAAAATAAATCTTCAAACAGGCGAAGAAGAAATTTTTGATACTTTAATTTCTTGTGCTAAGTCTTGTGGAATAAGAGGCGGCAAAACTTCCATTATGAAGATTTTAAAAGGAAAAACAAAAGTTCCTTATAAAAAAATTTTTACATTTGAATATTGTGATGAACAAAGTGTATCGACTAGCCGTGATGAGTGTAGCGGCGTAGGGACGGAGATAGACACCGTATCCGAAGCGGAGGGCTGTTTTTAAAAAAACAGATAATATAGTCAGTACCACTAGCGATAGTGGAGAATACGTGTAGAACCCTGATAGGTAAAGATAGGCATGGAATGGGGTATAAAAAAGATGGTAGAGGTAATGCTTGCCCTGTAACTATTAATTTACCTAGAATTGGAATAAAACATGGCATTTGCTTAGGCAAACCATTAGATTTAGAAGGATTTTGGAAAGAGCTTGATGAAGTATTAGATTTAACAGAAAAGAGCTTAATAGAGAGATTCTTTTATATGTGTAAGCAGAGTGTAAAAGCCGCTCCGTTTATGTATAACAATAATATTGTTGCTGATGCAAAATTGGCAAGAGAAAAAGGCATTTATGAAACATTAAAGCATTTTACATTAGGATTTGGATATATTGGTATTGCTGAAATGTGTCAAGCACTGTTTGGTGCAGACCATTATGAGTCTAAAGAGAGTTTGGATTTTGCTTTGAAAGTTGTTGAGCATATTTATCAAAGAACGGTTGAAGCAAGTGAAAAGCATAATTTGAATTTCTCTTGTTATGCTACTCCTGCTGAAACATTGGCATATAAATATGCTTTGGCTTTAAAGAAAGAGTTTGGAGTAATACCTAATGTTACAGATAGGGAATATATAACTAATTCACATCATGTTCCAGTTTGGCAACAAGCATCTATTTTTGAAAAATTAGATATTGAAGCTAAATTCTGTAAATACCCCACGGCAGGCTGTATTACTTATATTGAGTTTGAAGCAGATGCAATGAAAAATGAACAAGCGGTAGAGGATATTATGGATTACGCAATGTCTATAGATGTTCCCTATTTAGCTTATAATTTCCCTATTGATGTTTGCCATGATTGCGGGTTACAAAGTGATATTCCAAGTGTTTGTCCTAATTGCGGAAGCAATAATATTTTACGGTTAAGAAGAGTTACAGGTTATTGAATAGCCGTATTTACAAGAAATTGTAAATATAATTATTGGGCAAAATCGGTGAACCCTAAAATTTTTACTTGACAATATTTTTGTTTTATGTTATAATAAAGCAGAGGTGATATGTTGAGTTTAAGAGATTATCATATAATTTCCCTTTATAAAAAGGGAATAAGTGCAAAAGATATTTCTTTACAGTTTAGTTGTTCAGAGGGGACTGTTTTTAATGTTTTGAAACGTTATAAAATTCCTGTAAGGACAAAACGTATTGAAATAACTAAAGAAATAGAGCAAATTATAGTAGAGAAGTATTTAAATTTTGAAAGCATTTCTTCTATTTCTAAATCTTTAAATATTCCTTTTGTAAAAGTAAAAAATACAATAGAAAATGCTTGTGAAGTAACTATAAGTTATTCTAAGCGATTGAATAGAAATCTTGTTGAAGATTTTTTTAAATCAATAAATTCTCCTGAAAAAGCTTATTGGTTAGGATGGCTAATTACAGATGGCTGTGTTTATAATAATGCTGTTCAATTAACAATATTGAAGGATGATATAAAAATATTGAATTTATTATCAAAAGATTTAGGAGTACACAATAAAGTATCTATTACAACAACAGGATACGCTAGATTTTATTTAGGGTGTGCTAATATGGTAGAAGATTTAGCAAAATATGGAATAGTTCAAAATAAAACTTTTTCAGTTACCATACCTAAGATGCCTCAAAGGTACTATTCCCATTTGTTGCGGGGGATGTTTGATGGTGATGGCGGGTTATCTATTTTCACAAGATATAATCACTCAGTATTTGAATTAAGTTTTACAGGCAATAAGTATTGTGTAGAAGCTTTCAATGATTTAATTCACCAAAATTTAAATATGGATAAAAGAACTGTTACTAGAAATGGCAGTATTTTCAGGTTGAGGTGGACACGCAGAAGTGATATTATAAAAATTTTTGATTGGTTATATTCAGATTGTGGAGAGCACTTTTTAGATAGGAAATATGATAAGTTTAAAAAAATTAAGGGAATACCGAGGTAAATTATTAGATAGCGAAAGGCTAATAATCACCGTAGAGCGTAGCAGGTGAACAAATATAATCCTGCCAAGAGTGTCCGATATCCTAACAAGTAAAGTTGAGGGTAAAAATGTACGCCGAACTTATAGGAAACTATAAGAAGTTAGGATAAAAAGCCTAGCGATAACATAATTGTATTTAACCGTTGACTACCGAAATTTTAATAAAGGCAAACAAAAAGAGTGTGAAGATAGGGTCAAGCATACTAAATACACAAAATTAAGATATGATGCTTATGATGATTTAAAAACTAAACAAACAAAATAATTATTAGGTGGTATTAAAATGTCAAAAAAAGTTATTTTAATAAGTGGGAAAGCCAGAAGCGGAAAAGATACTTTAGCAAGGGTATTAAAGGATTATTTAAAAGAACAGGGCAAAGATGTATTAATTACTCATTATGCTGATAGCTTGAAGTATATTTGCGAAACAGTTTTTAAATGGGATGGTAAAAAAGATGAAAAAGGTCGGCAATTATTAATAGATATTGGTGAATCTGTAAGAAAATATAATCAAAATTATTGGGTAGATTGCTTAAAGTCTGCAATAAAAGGAGTAGAGAGAGATAGTCCAAGTCTTTCTTCTAATTCTGTTTATATTGTTGCTGATTGTCGTTACGAAAATGAAATAATGGAAATGAAAGAATTTTCTCCTTTGGTTATCAGGGTGGAGAGAGAGCATCAATTATTTAGAAATGGACTCACTTTACAGCAATCTTTAAGTAAGAGCGAGACAGAATTAGATAGTTTTTCATCTTTTGATATAACTGTTCATAATGATTTCAAAACTGTAGAAGAGTATAAAAAGTATGTTCAAGAAGTTCTTGCAAAAGAGGTGTTGAAATGGTTGACGTAACTCCTCAGACTTGTAAAGTGGGGACATTTAAGGAATTAGAAAGTGCAGAAGGGTTTTATATTGCACAGGAGAAGTTAGATGGGCATAGAGCATGTATGCATATAGGAACAGAGTTTAATAGGATAATGTTACGTGGCTTTTCTAAAAAGACAGGGCAGAGAGATGAAGCAACAGATAAGTTACCGCATTTAAGAGATTGTGATTTACATACTTTAGCAGGAACAGTTTTAGATGGTGAATTAGTTTATGGAAATGATTCTCACTTTTTTGAAGTCCAGAAAGTTACAGGAGCAACACCTGAAAATGCAATAGCATTTCAGAATAAAAATGGATACTTAACTTTTAAAGTATTTGATATTGTTTATTATAATGGTAAAGATATAAAAGATTTACCTCTTATTGAGCGGTTAAAAATTTTAGATAATATTAGATATATGTTTAGTGATTATATTAAAATGGTGCCAAGTTATTTTATAGAGAATTGTAAAACACAGGGGGCTATTTTTGAATTAACTCAAGATATTAGAAAACCTACTAAATCTTTTGCAGACCTTTTAACGTTTTTTTGGTCTTGTGGTAAAGAGGGATTAATATTGAAAGATATTTTTGCACCTTATGTAGAAAAAAGGAGCGGTAATTTTTTGAAGTATAAGAGTATAAAAACAGCAGATTTAGTTATTATGGGGTTTGAACCGCCATCAAGTCTTTATAATGGTAAATTAAGTGACGATGATTTATTATTAAAGTGGAAATATTGGGAAACAACTAGTTTTGGAACGAGAGTTCCAGTAACAAAATCGTATTATAATAAGTGGGTAGGTGGAGTAACCTGTGGAGCTTATAAAGATGGTAAGTTAGTTTATGTTTGTACTGCAAGCAATTTATCAGACGAATTAAAAGCGGAAATAAAAGAGAAGGGAAAAGATTCATATATAGGTAAGGTTGTGGAGATACAATATCAGAATTCTTTGATAAGCAAAGATGGTAGAGTAGTTACGTTAATTAATCCAAGATTCATTAGATTTAGAGAAGATAAGTCTGCTAAAGAATGTTTACAAGGAGATATAGCTTGAAGCGCAAAGAAGATATAATATTTGAGGATTTACGAAAACATATCGTAACCTTTAGAACAGATGAAGAGGTAGCCTATTTCACAAACCTTTCAGATATTCATTGGGGGCTTTGTAACAGAGAATTATTTATAGAGACATTCAATTATTTAATGTCAATTCCTAATATGTATGTGGGCATAGGGGGAGATGCAGGAAATGGTGCAACAAAGCTTTCTAAATCTGATGTTACAGAAGAGTGGTCAATAGGTGATAAGCAAGTATACGAGTTAGCAGAAATAATGAAGCCTTATGCTGATAGAATTTTGTATATTATAGATGGAAACCATTGGGCAGGAAGAAGGAAGCATGATTCATATTTTACCCCTGAGCTTATGTTAGCAACATTGATAGGCAAGCCTGAAATTTATATGGCAGAGTTTTGTTTTCTCTATTTTAATGTGGGCAGTAATTGTTATATTCATTTTGTTCAACATCAAGCACCAAAAAGAGATGGTGTTTGGGATTGGATAAATGCTACTGTTATATGGCGTGAACATCATCACCAACGATATAAAAAAGAACGAGTAGTAATAGAGCATAATAAATTCACTAAAGAGCCTAGACCAGAAATTACGTATGAGGTTTGGGGAGGAACTTTTCAAGTATATCCGTCTTATGCTAAAACGAAAGGATATCGAGTAGGAATTCCTGGCTGTTATGTAGCAGAGATGCGAGGAGAACGAAAAAAGAAAATCTTTTTATGGACAGATGATGAATTTATTCATTTAATGACAAAAAAAGAATAAAAAATTAAAATATTTTAAAAAAATCTATTGACAAATCTATAAATTTATGTTATAATAATAACACAATGAAAAGAGTGATGAAATAATATGAAACGTATTTCAAAGCGTGAGTATGATAAATTACAGCAAAAAGAACGTGAAACAGGCAAACGATTAACTTTTAGAAGCAAAAATGGATATTGGATTATAGGGAGACACTAACCTATATACTATAATAAACCTAGTATTATTTACTAGGTTTATTTATTTTTAGATAGAGGTATTTATGGCACAAGATATGTTTTCGACTACAGAATTAGTCAACAAAATTTTTGATTTTTGCTATCTTTTGTCAGGCAAAGAAATGTTTTCGTATCAAGCACATTTTAGTAAGAGAATTATAAGAGCAGTAATAGAAAATGATTCTGAAACCTTAACAGCTTTAATGTCTCGTCAGAGTGGAAAAAGCTTTACAGTTAGTAATACTGTTGCGGGTTTAATTATTTTTCTTCCTATCTTGGCAAATATGCCAATGTTTTCTGATGATAAAAGATTTAGGTTATTTAAAGATGGTGTAATGGTAGGAATCTTTGCTCCAACAAAAGCGCAATCACAAATTATATTTGAAAACATAAAAGATTGTGTTTCTTGTTCTTCCGCATTAGAGGTATTAACAAATCCAGATTTTAATGTAAGATTCGGAACATTTAATGGCGAAAAGATAACATTAGAGTTTAATAATTTAAATATAAAATCTACTGTTACTTGTAAAAGTGCAAGTGAAGGTTCAAATATAGAGGGTGGTTCATATCATATTTTAATATGTGATGAAGCACAGGATATCAGTAATTTTAAATTTAAAAAATCTATTTTCCCAACAGTTTCGTTTTATAATGGAACAAAGATTTTAATTGGAACACCGAATATCAATAAGAACTTTTTTTATGATACTATTCAATTAAATAAAAAGCGGTGGGAAAATGAGGAAATAAGATTAAAGAGTCATTTTGAATTTGATTGCGATGTGGTAGTAAAAGCTAATCCGCATTATGCTAAGACTTTAGAATCAGCTAAGGTGATTTTAGGGGAAAATAGCGAAGAATATCAAATGAGTTATAAATTAAAGTGGATGTTCCAATATGGAATGTTTATTGATGCTAATAAGTTCACAGAAGAACCAATAGCAATGAAAAATAAAGATAGAGAATACGTATGTTATGATACTCAGTGCATAGTAGGAATTGATATAGGTAAGTCACAGGATAGTACAGTAGTGACTGTAGGACTTCCAGATTATACAAATCCTATAATTGTAGAACAGGCAACAGAAGCAGGAGTTCCTGACTATGTTTTATATGATGTGAGAATTTTAGATTGGTTAGAAATAGTTGGTGACAACTATGAAGAGCAGTATTATAAGATAATGGATTTCTTAAAGAATTTTACAGTTAAAGGTATTGTAGTAGATGGGACAGGGGTAGGTGCACCTGTTGTTGACAGGCTTGCGGCTAATCTAAAATGCCCTGTTGTACCTTTTGTATTTACTGTTCCTTCAAAATCTGCGTTAATGAAATACTTTGATGCTTATTTAAAAGCTAATTGTTTTCATTATCCTGCTTCTCCTAAAACTGCTGAAACAATAGAATTTAAAAAATTTCAAGAACAGTTTTTGGAGTTACAAAAAGAGTATCAGAATAATCATTTAGTTGTAAGACATCCTAAAGAAAGAAATAAACATGATGATTACCCCTTTAGTGCCGCTTTAATGGTGTGGGGATTAAAAACGGAAATGGGAGCACCAGAATTGGTTACAGAAAATGAGTTCTTTAAGACAAATTCTAGTAGCTATCATTTCACAAATAGATTAAATCAAAGATTAAGAAGAAGGTGGTGATGGTTTGGATTTGGTATCAGGTTATCGTTCACTTTTAACAAAAATGGTAGAACCGTTTGTTAAGTTGAATGATAAAACTTCTTATTTAGGGGAGGCAGACCTTGCAAGGATTGCTGAATATGAGAGGTTTTGGAATTTCTTTTTAGGGTATCATTTTGATTACATCGCTACTAATGAAGACTCACCACAAACTACTCAAAATTGGTGTAGACGTTTTGTAAATAAATATGTTAGCACTGAATTTAATGGTGGTTTTACCTTTAAATTTGATAAAGAGTTTGAAAAAGATATACAAAGTTTTGTAAACGGAGTATGGGACGACAATAATGGTTCAGAATTAATGATGAATATTGGACAGTGTAAATCTGTTACAGGAGATGCATATATCCACGTTCATTATGAAAGTTCTAGTGAAATTAATGACCCTTTCGGAATGTATCCGAAAGGTAGAATACGACTATTTAGTATTCCTTCAAGTATCGTTTTTCCAAAATATAAAGATGGTTATAACGGTTCTCCTGATGCTTTAGAGTCTGTATCTATTATTTATAATGTTGAAAGAGAGCCTACTTTATTTGCGGGTAAAAAAACAGTTACAATTAAATATATTTATACTAAAGATGAGGTAAGAAAACAAGAAGATGGAAAAGATGATGTGGTTATTCCTAACCAATATG